TGCAGTATTTTTCCTGACGTTTTCCCTCCGGACTTCTTTGTAGAGTGCCAAGCATGTGCATGATGCCTTATACCCTTCTGCTCTGCATCTGGTCTTGGATGGGCATTGCATACACGGATACCAGGAATACTCATCCGGCTCCTCGATCGGCGGAAGATCCACCGCCTTCGTTTCCGCCGGCTTTTCTTTTTTCTTCTTTGGTTTCTTCTTTTTGTGCCGTACTTTCGGATAATGCGGATCTTCTTTCAGCCAGTCTTCCGGGAGCCGGTGCCCGGTCACCTTCTCGATCTCATCCAGGTAATTCTCATACCCTTCCCTCCCGGCCAAGACCTTTGCATAGGCAGCCTCAAACTCATCCATGCAGCGGTTCAGCCTGTGATCCCCGAACTTCTCCAGCTCATGAAGGGACAAGAGCCACTCCAGAATCTTAGCCTCGTTGTAAATCCCTCTGACGATATCATTGGCATAGTCGTTCTCATGGATCGCCATGTTCTTGTTGAAATTCGTCCTGGTGATCAGTTTCCTGAGAGCGGTTATGCCTTTGCCCCGTGCGACATCCAGAGCATACTTTAGGGCTTCTTCCCTCACCTTGATGTACTCCATCACGGTTCTGGATGGCAGGCGGTCATCTGGCACACCGTCCTCATACCTCTTCGTGTGAAGGATATCGTGGAGCTTCCTGTTGTTTTCCTGCCGGAACTGGTGGGCCTCCTGCACGGTGTGCGGTTCTCTCTCCATGACCCTGTTCAGATTCCTGAGTATACGCTCCCGGCCGAAACCCATCCTCCGCAGTGCGATGCACCACAGGAGGTTCTGTGCCTGGTGCACAAACCCCGTCATGCATCCCAGGCCCTTATCGGAATTGAGCTCCTCAAAGGACAGGATTGTCTTGATGCCGGTCTCCTCCCTCATGCGGATCTCCTCTGCCAGCTGATCCACGGTATGATTCTGCAGATAGAGCATGGCGATCAGAAATCCGTCCTGGCGATATATAATAGATTTAGTGCCCATTTGTGTTCTCCTTTGATACCTGTAACTTATTACAGTTTCCTCCCTGTCAGAGCCTTCTCCAGCTCATCGTAGTCATACTCCCGCTGTTCAAAATTGTGAAACGCATTGGGAGGTTTCTCCTTCTCTTTCTTGTCTCTCTGCTCCCAGGTCCGTACCGCTGCCCTCCAGTCCTTCATGGGATTCTTGCCCACCCTCCAGCCGTTGGACTGGTAGAAGGCACAGAAAGCCTCCGGATCGACATGGTTGCCCCGTTCCCGACAGTATTCCTTTACCTGATTGAGGGAGGGAGGAGTGAACCGCTTGCCGGTTCCCCCCTTAGAATCCCCCTTTACATTCTCCTTTTCATTTACATTCTCATTTACATTTACATTCTCATTTACATTTACATTAGGTTTTTCGTTTTCGGTTTTTTCGGAAACCATAGGTTTTTTATTTTCTTCTTTTTGCAAAACCATAGGTTTTTCGTTTTTGTCTTTTTCAGAAACCATAGGTTTTTCGTTTTCGGTTTTTTCGGAAACCATAGGTTTTTTATTCGGTCTGCCACCGTTCTTCCCTCCATCCCTGCGCTTGGTATTTGCGTCAAGCTGAGGGATGGCCATGGTAAGGATCGCCCTTGCCACCGGTGAGGAAGGTTCTTCACACTCGCCGTATAATCCGTAGTCTGTGATCGCTTCAAAGACGGCCAGACGGTCCTCGGTCGGAAGCATGCGGATCGCTTCCCGGAATGACTGATAAAAAACAAAACTCTCTGCCATGATATCTACTCCTCTATGATCACCACGATCCGCGGATGCTCCTTATCGAAGGCAGCAGTCCCGCTGATGTGCGTTACGTTTTTCATGTTATCGTTGCTGATTACGTTGCATCTGACCAGGGCATCCAAGAACACCTTAAAGAAGAAACTGGCCACGTTATCCAGGTCTCGGTTCTGCCGCTGCTCATAGCAGATGATGTGTACCTTGATCGGCTTTCGGAACTTCACACCCTTCAGCTGCTGCTTGATCTGCCACTCACAGATATGCTGGTAGTCCTGCTTCATCTTGTTCCCGGCATACCGGTTCCCCCTCTGGACCTTGGTATACTCGTTGTAGGTGGGGAAACGGCCGTTGATGACGACTTCGTAGGTCAACTTTGGTTTGGATGTGTCCGTTCCCATAATTCCAATCCTTTCTGTACAGATTTCGGTGGAGGGGGCTGCAGTCCCAGCTCTCTCATGTCGTCTATCACTCCCTCCAGCAGAGCGGAAAACTGCTTGGTGTCATAGGTGTGACTGCCGAAATAGCAGATCACGTCTACCCACGGCTCTCCGTTTAGCAGGTATGGAGTCCCGACCTGCTCACAGTCCTTGTACTGCCGTTTGAACATCTCAAATGCATCTGCCCGGCAGCTCATCGCCTCATATTGTCCGTAATCCCGCAGGGCTTTGAGATAAACCTTCTCCCTCGGTACTCCTAGTACCCTGGCGATGTCACCGACACAGGCCCACAGCATCGCATTTGCATCCAGAGACCGCTTTTTCCGATGTGGTTTGATCTCGATGTCCATGAGCTTTTCCTGCCCCATCTGATTGATCTGATCCACCGCATCCGCTTTTTCATTGATGCGCATGGACAGGATCAGGTCCCCATCCAAGGTCAGATTCGCTCCGGAGTAATACCCGGTCACCTTCATGCAATCATCTCCTTAAATAAAGGGAAGCTCATCCTCGATACCTTCCGGTATCTTCATGAACCCTTCGTCATAGGACGGTACATCTGCCGGGGGTTCCGTCGGGAGTGACATCTGTTCATATGCAGGTTGTGGAGCCGGTGCCTGGTTCTGCTGGGTCTTTTCTCCCTTTGGACTGCACATCTGCATATCCTCAACCACTACATCCGTGGTATATCTCTTCTGTCCTTCCCGGTCCGTATAGCTTCCCGTCTGGATATGGCCTGCCACACAGATCAGGTCGCCCTTCTTCACATATTTCTCGATGACCTCTGACAACTTCCCGAAGCATACACAGGAAATGAAATCCGCTTCGTCTTTCTTATATTTCCGGTTCACTGCCAGGGTAAACCGAGCGATGCATAAAGGCGGATCAGATGTGTTTGAGTAATTGATCGCCGGATCTTTGGTTAATCTTCCAAGTATTGTTGCTTTGTTCATGCTTACTCTCCTTTGATATCAGTCATCTTCTCAAGCCTGTCACAGACTTCCTTCCACTGTGCTACGGTCATCATGCTGGGGGAGCTCAACTGATAGCTGTCGAGTACGGCTTTGCAGCTGACCCCCTTCTTTGAAGCAATACTGCACAGGGCTTTCCATTTGGTCGCATCGATCTTGCTGGAAGCGGCAGCGGTGATCATCTCATGGTTAAGCTCCTCATTGCTTTTGACCGGTTCTTCCTTAGTCTCTCCGCTATGTGCTCCGAAGGAGTAACAAATCTGTCCTGTACGTTCATTGCGGATTGAGACCTGAGTGATCCTGCCATTCCTGACTTCCATGCTCGTTACCGTGAACTTGTCATAGCAGGTAAAGCCCTTGCCCTTTGCCTGGAGCTTGCATTTGTCCGCCGTGATCCAGATGAAAGGTGCGGTGTAGAGCTCCCTTCCGATACCCCAGTTAAAACAGGCCCTCTTGAAGGAATCGGAAGCAAGGCCCTTCTCCTTCTCTGTGAACGACTCCGTGCCGGTGTCTTCCTTGGAGATCCACTGCTGCTTGTCCTCATCCCAGATGGATACCGTGCAGTTGGCATTCTCCCGGGAATAAGACTTCTTCCAGTTCATGGGGCCCACCGTCTCATCCAGAAGGTTCATGTCACACCTGGCATCCTTGTACAGAAGGAGCGACAGGCCGTTATCCTTTACAATGGAGACCCGTGCCTCTACCTCATCTGCCCGTAATGGTCTGAAATTCAAGTTCATGCTCATACCTCCTTAACTGTGTAGAAATAACCAAGGCCGTCCAGATAGGTCCTGATGTCCATGAGGCGGTCCTGCTCCACGTTTACGATCACTTCATAGGTTTTATCCTCTGGTACAACAAAATCCTCAAAATTGATCACAGGAGCCTCCTGCGGTGGTTCCGGAACTGTCTGGACACTCTCAACGGCTTTCGGGGCTTCCTGTGGTTCTTCGGCCTTAGCCTCCCTCAGTTCCTGGGCCCTTCTCTCTGCTTCCTGCCGTTTCATCTCGATGATCTTCTCCTGCTCCAGGAGCATGGTCATGCGGGTCATGGCACTCTGCAGGTCCTTGGTTTCCCTCAAGACCTTCATCCCCTCTTCCTCATAGGGATGGTTAAGAAGCTTTACAGTGTCGAATGCCATCTTCAGAGAGGCGATATGGTCAGCGATCTCATCAGCGATGTCCTTCTCCTTGAAGGTTGCATTTTCCCATTTCGGATTGTATAATTCTTCTAAAGAGGTCCACCCTGTGAGCTCGTCCGGGATTTGCGTGTTGTCCCAGATGCTCTGGATGGTCTCTCTTTTTTTTGCCTTCCGCTGCTCCTCCAGTTCCTGGATCTGACCGTTGATCAGGGCGATCGGCTCATCATAGAGGGCGGTCACTTCTTTGACCTTCTTCTCAAATTCCTGATACGGGGCATTCCATGCTTTCTTAATTTCCTTGCGCTGGTCATCCAGGTACTTCTTCTCCTTCCGGATGTTGGCCAGCATCTGCCTTCCGTCTGCCACGGTGTCCTCTGTAACAACTACTCCTTTGAAATCGTCACAGTACGCCTTTACGGATGCAGCTACATCATCAAGGTTGTTCGTGATGTTTCCGAGTTTATAACCAACCTTTACCGGTACAATGCTATTCATCTGACTCCTCCTTTGCCTGAATCATCTGGTTGTAGGCCTTGTCGAGATCAGCCAGAAACTCAACGGTTTCCACCGCCTCAACATACATGTGCTCCTTAATCAACGAGCTGACCCTGTTTACCATTTCATTTTTGATGCACTCAACGACCTCAGGGGATTTGGTCCAGATCGTTATTTCCCCCTTGTCAAAATATCCTGCACGTCCAATTTCAAATTTTTTCATTCCATTACCTCCATTCTTTTCTTCAGCCTCTGAACCTCTCGTTCAAGTCGGTCTATTCTTTCGCCTCCACAGTGGGCATCATATACAACGATCCCCATAAAAAATCCCATTCCCAACATAAGCATCGGTATTACAAATGCAGACATCCTTCACACCTCCCTGAAATCTTCGTCATACAGTTTATGGACTGCTTTAATCCTCCAGTCCGGGTAACTTTTATCAATGTAGTTCCATACATCAGCTTTGTTCTGATACTCATCCACCCGGACAGCCATGACCAGGTCACTCTCCTTTTTGCAGAGGACTGCCACATAGCTAAATTTCTTGATCGTCTTCCCGAGTAATCCATTAGGTTTTACTTCCCTGACATGTACCTCACATGGTCTCCTCATCCTGATCCTCCTTTTCTGTGATAATCAGTTCCTGGATCTCCAGGCCGTTCTGGTCAGCCCAGATCTCCAGGAGAATTGTTAAAATCTTTTCGCCCATATGTATGCTCCTTCATAAAAAACCATAGGCTAGCTTAGCTTTTTTCGGTTTTCTCATCTTCGGCGGGCAATTTATCCTCTTTGGGTCTGTGGCCCATTCTGTACTCCCATAGTGGGCATTCTTCGTCAATACAGAGACGTACCTCTTGAGCCTGGCCACAACAGCAGTCAAGACATTTTGCCCGGATTGCTTTTATAGGTGTCCTTTTTGCCATAATTCACCTCCCTTAGTTAAACATCGTTTAACTTTTTACTCAAAATAAAAAGACTGGTATTCGGTCTGATCAATGCCAAGCAGTAAAGACCACTTGACAATATCTTTCTGGCTGAAGCCCGTCTTCCCATTTAATTTCAAGGAAAGACTGTTTTCAGAAATATCAAGAGCATCAGCAAAAGCTTTCTGTGTTCCGTATTTCTCAACAATTTTTCCCTTGAGTTTTCTGTATTGATACATCTTGCACCTCCTCTCTAAGGTTAAACACCTCTTAACTTCTCTTGTAGTTTAACACTGTTTAACTAAAAAATCAATAGAAAAGTTTGATTTTGTTTAACCTTTATGAGATTTGTGTTATAATGAAGCCCCAGGGAGGTGATATATATGAAGCACGAATTAACAGCAAGAAGACTAAATGAAGCGTTAAATGAAGCAGGTTTAACTCCACAAGAGCTATCTAGAAAAAGTGGAGTTGGGAAAGCCTCGATCAGTCAATATAGAAACGGGACTCATAAACCCGGCGATAAATCCGCCGGGAAAATGGGGAAGGTGCTAAATGTGGAACCATTGTGGTTAATGGGATATGATGCTCCAAAACACACCGAAGATTATGGGGATATATTTTTTAGAATAAAAGATATTGTGATAACGTCTGAAATGATAGACGCGCATCTTAAAGCCTCAACTAAAGAACGACTTGAATTATGGGAAAAGCGATTGGCCGAACTCATAAAAGAGAAGGAAGGTGATAAATAATGAAACGAGCAGCTTTGTATGTTCGTGTCCTAAGTTAGTACGACAGAACAAAAATTGCACGGCATGTCTGTAGATAATCAAATAGAGGCCCTCCAACAGTACTGTGAGGCCCACGGATACCAAATAGCCGGTCTTTACAATGATGCCGGGATTAGTGGGAGCAAGTCCTACAAAAAACGCCCTGCCCTGCTCCAGATGATGGCGGACTGCAGAGCCGGTCTGATCGACATCGTTCTGTTCACCCGTTTAGACCGATTTTTTCGCTCTGTGAAGGATTATTATGAGTGTATCGGACAAATGGACGGTGTCCCATGGCAAGCGATCTGGGAGGATTATGAGACGATTTCAGCCGAAGGGAAATTTAAAACGAATATCATGTTAAGCGTGGCCCAGAGTGAGTCCGATAAGTTGGCCACCCGGATGAGGGACTCTTACCAATACAGAAAAGCAAAAGGGATATATGTCGGAAGGGTGCCGGTGGGATATATCAGAAAAAACGGGAAACTCTACAAAGATCCGGAGACTCAGGAGGGTGTCCAGGCCATGTTTGATACTTACTTATCCACATTATCCACTTCCAGAGCCATGAGCAAGGCAGCGGAATACGGCCTGACCTTCCAGCGGGCTTGTTTTGCCAAGACCCTAAAGAATCCCGTATATGCCGGTGAATCTTCCAACGGTCATAAATGTGAGCCGTACATCACACCGGAGGACCACGAGCTGATCTGCCAGGTGAAGCACTCTCGGAAGACAAAGCTGGTGCATGAAAAAGTGGTTTATCTGTTTAGTGGTTTGTTGGTGTGTGGGTATTGTGGCAGACGGATGGCAGGAAAGCAGCGGAAAACCACCTATAAGAATGGAAAAACTGTTATCAATACAAGATATGTTTGTAATGGTCGCATGGACACACAGAATCCTTGTAAAAGGCATTTAGAGGTTTCAGCGAAGAAGATTGAGAGCGTGATGTTAAACCGCCTGGAAGCCGAAATAGAGCGTCTTCAGTATGATATGAGGCTGTCACATGGAGAGATAAAAGAAAAGATAAGGCAGCGGCGGAAGTTGGAAAATAAACTGACCAGGCTAAAGGAATTGTATGTTGAGGGCGACATCTCAAAAGATGCATACAACACCAAGAAATTCCAACTGGAAAGAGAAATCGCCGATATAGTCATCGAACAAAAACAGATCCCGGAGCTTCCGGAAAACTGGAAAGATGTTTATGCTTCTCTGACCCCTGAGAATAAGCAGGTGTTTTGGAAGCGGATCATAAAGAGTATCATCATCACTAGCGAAAATAAGGAAGCCCCGGATATTATACTCAGAACTTAATGGGTCCTTATAAACTTTGTCATGCTTCAAGTTAAATTTAAGACCCATTAAGAAACAGAGGTCTAAACCGTAAATTTCTTGTATTCAACAGATAACCTGGTCTCGTCCAGACTGACATATACCATAGTGGTCTGCAGATTACTGTGACCCATGAGCTTTGCGATCATCTGGATCTCCATCCCCCTTCTCGCAAGGTTTGTGGCAAATGTCCGCCGGAACCGATGAGGATGTACGTTGTCGACTCCGGCCCTCTTTCCGATCTGCTTAAAAAGGTATCTGATCCCGCCCATGGTGATACGTTCCTTCTTTTTAGCAGAGACAAACAAGGCAGGGTTATCATCCTCCCTGTGGGCAAGATAATTCCTCAGATGCATGGCACACACCTCTGTCATGTAAGTGATCCTCTCCTTGGAGCCTTTGCCTTCTTTTACACGGATAGACAGCCTGGACAGGTCAACATCTACAATATCGATGCTACAGAGTTCTTCCACCCTGACTCCGGAAGAGATAAGGGTCTCGACCATGGTCCTTTCTCTCTCGGTATTACATGCACTGCGGAGGGCATCAACCTCTGTATCTGAAAAAGGCAGTTTAACTTCCTCCTTATATTTGATAGGAGGAATCTTATCACAGGGATTCTTTGGAATAAAATCCTCACGGAGAAGCCATTGATAAAAAGCGGAAAGATATGATCGGTAATTCTCCAATGTACGGCTACTGACTCCGGTATCCTTCAGTGATGCCAGATAAAACCTTATGTCATAGGTTCCGACCTCATCAAAATGAATGCCTATGAAGTCGGCGAAAGCCCTCAGCCGGCGGATATACATATCGATGGTCTTTCTGCTCTTCCCGTCCACTGCAAGACAGGCAGCATATCTCTTGAGAAGTCTGTCATTCTTGTTGTCACGGACCACGATTTCTGTGCAGCAGTCTTTTACATCATAATCCGCCAGCACTTTCGTGATCACCTCTTCGATGAACTGGAGTTCATGCGAATCAAACTGTGTGGATAACTTTTCAAGAAGATCCTGGGTTAATTTTGTTTTCTGATCAGACAAACAATCAGCCTCCTTTGACACGTCAAAGAAAGCATGGTACAATATCCATGCTTTCAGGAGCATGGAGGGCGGGACGAATTTTGGTCGAGGAGTCTCGCCCTCCGTTTTCATGGTATATTATACAGTGTATCTCAGGATTTCGGATTTTCAACCCTCAATTTTTAGAAATTTTCCAAAAAAAAAGACCGGCATTTCTGCCAGTCTTTTTCTCATTTTCTATACTTTTTCAACTTTTTCAGACATTTCTCTCCGAAGCATCCATTGACATCCAAGTCAAAATACTTCTGGCACTTGCGAACCGCTGAAGCTGTGCCGATCCAGTACTTTCCATCTACCTTACCTGAATAAAAGCCTGCCCACTTCAGGAGCCTTTGCACCCTTCGGATCTGTTCCGGATACTTCTTCAGGGTGACGATCCCGTCCCCGATCTTGAAGTATTTGCGTTTCACTCCCCACGAATCATCCGGAAGGACCGGCATGGTCCCAGGGTACAGAGGCCCGGGAGTAAAGCTCTCATCCATGGCCTGTTCAAAGGTATAGCAGTCTTCTCCCCATTTCTCCCTCATGGTTTCGGAAGTGTACCCAAATGGGTCGACACCCGTGTCAGCTCCGCCAGGAAAATCATAAAAGATGTACTTCC